CCGGCTGTTGATCAGCACCAGGCCGAACAAACAAGCAGCAGCAGGGATGCTGGCAGCGATTGCCAGATACCCGCAGAACCCTGGCCGGGAGCGCATCTTGGCATCCGTCGCCCAGGCATTGACGAAACCCCCCTCAGCCTCGACGAGTGCTGGATCGCAGTCCGGGAGTGCCTGACATGACCGAACGCCAACGATTCACGCTTTGGGAGCCGGTGCAGGCCCACAAAATCATCACCCTTCAGCTCTGGCCACTGCTCAAGTCCATGCTGATGGCTGGCCAGCGCGTGGTGGTCGAGATCAAGCCTGAAACCCGCACGCTTGCACAAAATGCGCGTTTGTGGGCGATGTTGACCGACGTCAGCAAGCAGGTCGACTGGTATGGCCGCAAGCTGTCCCAAGAGGAATGGAAGCACGTTTTCACCGCAAGCCTGGCCAAGCAGGACGTCGTGCCTGGCATCGATGGCGGCTTTGTGGTGCTTGGCAAGTCAACCAGCAAAATGACAAAGCCCGAGATGAGCGAGCTGCAGCAATTGATCGAGGCATTTGGAGCGCAGCAGGGCGTGCGCTTCACCGCGCCCGAGTACGTTGACCCCGAAACAGGAGAGATCACATGACTGAGATCATTGATTTCGCAAAAGCAAAAAAGGAGCGCGAGCCCCATGTGTCTGGCCACCTTTATTGCCAAGGATGTGGACATGAGTGGATTGCTGTATGGGAGCCAGGAACAACAGAATTTGAGTGCCCGGAGTGCAAGAGCATGCGTGGTCGCGGAAAGTTTGATGTGATGCCTTCGCCTGACGCACAGAGCTGGACTTGTGTGGCCTGTGGAAACCAAATGTTCCATCTTTTACGAGATCGCGTTCATTGTCCTGGCTGTGGAAAGCAGTGGGACTACGGAGAAATCGCATGACAACATCCCACGTTCGCTCCATAATGAAGTCGGTCATTGCATCCGGCTTTGACCCGACCGAAATGCAATGGTTTGACATTTCAGGCGCTGACCTGTCAACCGGCATCAAAATTGACAACCTGACCACCCACCGGCCACCATTCGAGAAAAGCCTAGTGCTTTGGGCTGGCCAAACCTCAAGCCATGAGCGTTACGAAATGATGATGCTTGCTGCTGGAGACGATCCAGAGGAAGGCATCGTGCTCGACTTGAGCAAGGGACAGCCTGGCAAATACACCACCTTCCCGCCGATGGTTTACGCCATCGTGGATGGCCAGATCAAGTATGGCCCCGTCGATGAAGGCCAAGACCTGCCAAGAGATGTGGCCGAGATCATGCTTGCCACCATGTCCAAGTGGCTGGAAAGCATGGACACCGGCTGTGAGTGCTATCAGCCAGTAATAACCGACACCTTTACGAACAGGCGCAAAATCGCTGCAGGCAAAACGCCGACCTACGACTGGCGCACCGTCAAGATCGGCCCAAAGACCGCCAGAGGCGAATCGAAAGGCGGCACGCACGCATCCCCCAGGCTGCACGACCGTCGCGGCCACATTCGCAGACTTGCCAGCGGAAAAAACGTCTGGGTCAAGGCTTGCAAGGTTGGCGATGCCAGCCTGGGCACCGTGTTCCACGATTACAAAATAGAGGCGAAATGACCACAAACGCAGAACGGCAGCACAAGTGCAAGGTTTGCTCTTGCGCCTATACCAAGACGCGACCCATGCAAACGGTTTGCAGCCCACCCTGCGCCCTTGTTTTGGCCAGGAAAACAACAGAGAAAACCCAGGCCAAAGCAGCCGCAGCCGACCGCAAGGAAACCAAACGCAAACTGGATGACATGCAAACCAAGCCGCAGCTGACCAAAAAAGCGCAGACAGCCTTCAACACCTTTATTCGCGCAAGGGATGCGGGTAAACCCTGCATTTCCTGCGGCACACCACTGAGCAACGAGCCGAACACCTACGATGCCGGACACTACCGATCTGTCGGCAGCGCACCGCACATGAGGTTTGTGGAGGATAACTGCCACGGTCAATGCAAGCACTGCAACAACTACCTGGCCGGAAACCATGTGAAATACCGCCAGCGCCTGATCGAACGAATCGGCCTGCAGGCTGTGGAAAGCATCGAGCGCGACAACACCCTGCGCAAATATTCTCACGAAGGCCTGATTGAATTGGCCAAACACTATCGGGCGGCAGCGCTCGCAACCAAGAAAGCAAAAGCATGAAACTTCCAGATCAGCTCGAAGCCATCCAGATCGATGCACTCATACCCTACGCACGCAACAGCCGCACGCACAGCGACGGACAGGTCGCGCAGATTGCCTCATCCATCAAGGAATTCGGATTCACCAATCCGGTGCTGATTGACGGGGGGGGGGGGATCATTGCCGGACATGGTCGAGTGCTTGCTGCACGCAAGCTGGGCATGAGCGAAGTCCCGTGCATCCGGCTGGATCACCTGACCGAGGCACAGAAACGCGCTTATGTTATTGCCGACAATCGACTTGCGCTGAACTCCGGCTGGGACACTGAAATGCTGAAGGTGGAGTTTGCCGACCTGCAGGAGCTTGGTTTCGACCTTGAGCTGACCGGCTTCGACCTGGACGAGATTAAGGAGCTACTGGCACCCGTGGGCACCGAAGGCCTGACCGACCCCGACGATGCCCCACCGCTTCCGGAACATCCGCGCACCGTGCCTGGCGACATTTGGGTGATGGGAAAGCACCGCCTGCTGTGTGGCGACAGCACCAGCATGGATGCTTTAGATTCTCTTATGGCTGGACAGCTTGCCGACTTGATTTTTACCGACCCGCCTTATGGCATGAGCTATGACGGTGGTCGTGGCAAAAAGAAGTTCGGCATGATCAAAAACGACGATGCAAAAGGCGCTGATCTGATTGCCCTTGTGAGGGATGCACTGGCTACAGCCAAAGCAAGCTGCAAGGATGGTGCATCGGCTTACGTCTGCTTTCCTTGGCGCACTTATGCGGAATTTGAAAATGCCATGCAGTCATGCGGAATGGAAGTCAATTCCTGCATTGTTTGGGACAAAAAGAGCGTGGGCCTTGGCCACCAGGACTACAGACCACAGCACGAATTCATTTTCTACAGTAAAGGAGGCCAGTTTTATGGCGACCGATCGCAGTCCGATGTTTGGTACATGAGTCGAGGAAGCACGGGCGCTTATGTGCACCCAACACAAAAACCAGTGGAGTTGGTCGAAAAAGCAATTGCCAACAGCAGCAAGGCTGGCGATGCAGTGATTGACTGTTTTGGTGGCAGCGGCAGCACCATGATTGCTTGCGAGAAAACCGGACGCCATGCCAGGCTAATGGAACTCGATCCGAAGTATTGCGATGTGATTGTGAAGCGTTGGCAGGATTTCACAGGCAAAATAGCAACTCACGCAGAAACTGGCGAACCTTTCGCGGAGGTTACAAATGGCAACAACGAAACAAAAACTTGAAAAATCGGTTCCAAAAAAGGAATTGAAGCAAAAAGAACACGGCGGCGCACGTAAAAACTCTGGCCGCAAGTCCTTTGAGCCCACTGATGCCGAGCGCAAACAGGTGGAAGCCATGTCCGGTTACGGATTGCCGATTGAGCAGATTGCCGTGCTGGTTCGAGGCGGCATTGACACCGACACCCTGCGCAAGCACTTTGCCAGGGAGCTGATCGAGGGCAAAGCCAAGGCCAACGGTCAGGTCGGGAAAACCCTGTTCCAGAAGGCCATGGGCGGCGACACCACCGCAGCCATTTGGTGGAGCAAGACCCAGATGCGCTGGAAAGAGGTGCAGGCCCACGAGATCACCGGCAAGGACGGCGCACCGATTACCGTGGCCACCCTGGACGTTTCCAAGCTGGGCACTGACGTGCTGGCGCAAATCATGGCCGCAAAAGATGCAACTGACGCAAGCTGACCTGCTGGCCATCGAGCGCGAGCTTTGCAGGAGAAGTCTGGCCGAGTTTGCCAAGCGTGCCTGGCGCGTGCTTGAACCGGCTGCCGAGCTGAAGTGGGGTTGGGCACTCGACGCCATCTGCCTGCACCTGGAGGCCGTGACCAAGGGCGACATCAATCGCCTGCTGATGAACGTGCCACCAGGCTCCATGAAGTCCCTGCTGACCGGTGTGATCTGGCCAGCTTGGGAGTGGGGACCAAGAAACCTGCCCGAGATGCGCTTTGTTGGAACAGCCCACGAAGAGCAGCTGGCCATTCGAGACAGCCGACGCTGCCGCGACCTGATCAAGTCCGAGTGGTATCAGCAGCTCTGGCCCATTGAGCTGCTGGCCGATCTGGACGGCAAGCGCGAATTTGGAAACACCAAGAAGGGCATCCGGCAGGCCCGAGCATTCACCAGCATGACCGGCGTTCGCGGCGACAGGGTTATCCTTGACGACCCGATCAGTGCCGACAACGCCAACAGCCAGGCAAAGCTGGAGGCGGCCAAGATCGCCTTCACCGAAACTCTGCCGACCCGTGTCAACTCCGACAAGTCGGCCATCGTGGTGATCATGCAACGCCTGAACGAGAAGGACATTTCCGGCGTCATCAAGGAAATGGGACTGCCTTATGTGCACCTGTGCATCCCGATGCGCTTTGAGCCGGCCTTCCGCTGCACCACCAGCATAGGCTGGACAGATCCGCGCACCCACGATGGGGAGCTTATGTTTCCCGAGCGATTTGGTGAAGCTCAGGTGGCCGAGTTGGAAAAAACCCTGGGCACCTATGGAACAGCCGGACAGCTGCAACAGCGGCCAGCACCCCGAGGCGGCGGCATCATTAACACCGACTGGTTCAAGTTCTGGTCAAGCATCCCGCAGCTTGAGTTCCGCTTCCTGACCGTGGACACGGCCCAAAAGACTGCCGACCACAACGACTGGACGGTGCTGCAGTGTTGGGCACGCTCAAGCATTGGCCAGGCCGTCAAGCTCGACCAGGTGCGCGGCAAGTGGGAGGCCCCCGAGCTGCTGGTGCAGGCCAGGGCTTTCTGGCTCAAGCACCTGAACGACCAGCGACCCGTGGCCCTAGGCTCGGCCATGCGCGGCATGTACGTGGAAGATAAGGTGTCTGGCACAGGCCTGATTCAGACTTTCCGGCGAGAGGGTATTCCCGTGGTGGCCGTGCAGCGCAACAAGGACAAGATCAGCCGAGGCTACGACGCAGCTCCATTCATCGAGTCCGGCAATGTCCTTCTACCGCACGACGCGCCCTGGCTGTCCGATTTCCTGGCCGAGGTGGCCGCTTTCCCGTCTGGTGCACACGACGACCAGCTCGACCCCATGTTCGACGCCATCAACCTGGTGCAGCGCCTGCCGGCAAACAAGCAACAATCATTCGTCCCTTTGCCAAATCTGAAGAAGTGGTGATTTTTTAAGCACGGTGAGATAATCCGCACAAATTGAGGAACCAATATGGCCCGAATCAGCAACGACCAACGCCTCGCCAATCTTCACTCAGAAGCCCTGGCGCAGTTTGATGACGTACAGACAGCCCTCCGAGACGAGCGCCTGCAATGCCTCCAAGACCGGCGCTTCTACTCCCTGGCAGGAAGCCAGTGGGAAGGCCCACTCTGGGACTTGTACGAGAACAAGCCCAAGTTCGAGGTCAACAAGATCATGCTCTCGGTGATTCGCATCATCAACGAATACCGCAACAACCGCATCACGGTCGATTACGTCAGCAAGGACGGACAGGAAAACGACAAGCTGGCCGAGGTCTGCGACGGTCTGTATCGTGCAGACGAGCAGGCATCCGTTGCAGATGAGGCCTATGACAACGCCTTCGAGGAAGCAGTCGGCGGCGGCATCGGCGCATGGCGCCTGCGCACAGTCTACGAAGACGAGGAGAACGACGAA